CGGTGAGGTGATCTATGTAATGAATTTTGACTATATTTCGGGAGATGAGAGAGAAACTTTATATAATGAGGTTTGGACAGAGCCGATGATTAATATAGCTAAAAAATAAGGTATGTATGACAATGGATTAAAAAACATTGTAAGATGTATAATAAGGCTATTGTATAAATGACGGTGCAATTTAGTTAACTAAAATACAATAGTGAAGAAATCGATAAATCAGATATTCAATTAAATCTAATGCATAATTTGATTCCTATGCTAAAGTTATCAAATAATCGTGATTTCATATAAAATTTATGAAATTTTTATGACAAAAATACCTGGACTTTTTTCAAAATGTATGTTAAATTATATTTAGAATACATTATGGAGGGAAAAAAATGCCTTATGCAATTGATTTGTTCTGCGGAGCGGGAGGTATGAGTGAAGGATTAATTCAAGCGGGATTTCATATTCTGTTTTCAAGTGATATCAATGAAGATGTTCAACGAACGTATATGAATAGGCATGAGCAACTTGGATTATTGCAAGGCGTAAATACACATTATCATAGAGGAGATGTTAGGGAACTAACAGGAGAATTTATCAGAAATTCGATACAAAACCTAGCTATATTTGCTGAAGGCAGCGTTCCAGAGGATATTGATGCTATTTTTGGAGGACCACCTTGTCAAGGATTCAGCAGGGCTGGTAGACGAAAGTCGGATGATCCAAGGAACTTGCTATTCAAAGAATATCTAAGAGTAATTAGAGAAGTAAATCCTAAATATGTGGTAATGGAGAATGTTGTAGGATTTTTAGATACAAAATTTTATGGTTTTGTAGGAGTTACAGGTCAGCTTTATGATGATGGTATGGTAGCGCCAGAAATATTGAGAAATGAATTTCAATTAATTGGGTACAATACATTAGAACCACAAGTTATGGATGCAGCAAACTATGGTGTACCACAAAGAAGAAATAGAGTTATTTTTATTGCATATAGAGATGATGTTGTGGCCCCACAATATCCTGAACCTACTGTTACTGAAGAAACAAAGTTAACAATAGAAGATGCAATCACTGATTTGATAAGAGAGCGTCGTGTTAGAAATAGGATTTTTAATGGAAGGTTATCTCAGTTCCAACAAGATTCTATAAATGGAAGAACACCAGATATAAATGGAAACACCATAAATAGTAATGGTGTTATCTATAATAATGAGGTTTCTAGCCATACTCCGATAATTAAAGAGCGCTTTTCTCTATTCAAAGAAGGTGAAGATGGTGGACAATTAAGAAATCGGATTGCAACAAAAGGAATCAATTTACGAGGTAAGGATAATTTAATTCTATATTGTTCACAAATGTTAAGTATGGAAGAGGATGAAGTAGTTAAAAAGTTTAAGAAGGCAGATGTAAATGATGAAATGTTAGATGTACTTCTTACTAAAAAAAATATTAGAACACGACTAGACAGGGCAAAGCCAGCTGCTACAGTTATGACAATTGCTGATGATTATATATCACCATTTGAAGCAAGAACATTTACTGTTAGAGAACTGGCTAGATTACAATCTTTTGATGATAGTTTTGTATTCTTAGGTAAAAGAACTACAGGTGGAATCAGAAGAAGAGTGGAAGTTCCACAGTATTCACAGGTTGGTAATGCTGTTCCTCCACTTCTAGCAAAAGCAATTGCCTTAGAAATTTTGAGATTATTAATAGCTGAGGAATAGAAACCTCAGCTATTTTTCTATATTCTAAAATAGGAATAATCGGTTGATAGTAGCGGAATGCCGATTTTTATAGTTGACAAATGATTAGAGGAATGACCAGATTTGAGATTTCTTTCTAGTATCTCTTTTATTGAACTGGCTACTCCAGACTTGGTAGCTAACCCCCAATAATTTCCACCACTGATATTTCTTACTCTTTGAACAGCTACAGAAGTAGGAGCTAGTTTTTCAAGTTTTACTGTAGGAACTGTTACAAAAGAATAAGAGAACTTGGCAATGTCTGCAATAGAATATCCCTCACGACCGATAGAAATCCCAGTTCTAAACGCTTTTGCAGAATAAATCATATCCCATAACATTGGAATTTGTGCATTATCATTCCAGTTGGTTTTACATTGAATAACATGTACTTCTATTTCTTTAAAATCTTCAGCAACCAATGCGTTTAACATTGGTAAAAGGTTATACTTTTTACTACGACCTGTATACGGTAAAACAGTATCCCCATTAGTGTCTGTAATTTCTATATTATCTTTATCAATTTTATAGTGAGCTTTATCAGGAAATGTGATGGCAACTAAATCAGATTCAGTATTTGAAATAAAACTTCCATAATTAACTGTTATGGCATTACTAACAGGTTCAGGAATAAGTCCTTTGGAATGTTTGATAACAACAGTTCTTCGTCCAATTAGACACAAATTTAAATACCAGCAAACTAATGCTTCCCAATTTGCACCACCGCCAGAAACATCACTTTGACTTCTGTCTGATGAGGTATTTGTAGAATAGAAAATATCCTTTAAATGGTCTCCTAGTGATAAAATTTGATGCTGAGTTGGAGCTGGAGCTAAATTTTTGATTTGAGTATTCCAAGTTGGCCAAGCCGTAGAAAAACCTTTTGTGGAAAAAAGTTTATTAATAGCAGCCTCTCTTAAACACTCTATAATATTCTGACTCAATGATAGTCCCCCTTCCTATGAATAATGTTTAATTATATCATAAAAAGACATATATGAATATATTTACAATGTATATTTTATCGAAACGTATCATAAATTAATTTGTTTTTAACATTTAAACATAAGAAAAACATATCTTTACATAAGGCGGCAAGGTTAAAGCATTCTTAATATCTGTAGGACACAGTTATCGGTGAGAGTTGAAATAAACATAAATATTTTGTTTTGTTTAATATTTAAGTATAATAATAGATAAAATATAATTTATATACATTTTTATGAAAGATTACAATACTGATTAACTAAAGGAGAGGGATATATGAAAAAGAAAGCAGATATTTTAATTAATGATGAATATAAAAGAATAAATATTTGGGATGTGTTGCGATGGAAACAAAGTAATCCTGAATTTTGGGAAAAAAATAAAAATTCTATTTATAGCATTAATAAAAATATTGAAGATAAAGTACCAATGGTTTTTCAAACTGGGAAAAATAATATTTTTGCTAATAGTTATTTTAGGTTTAAAGATACTAATACTTTAAGAGACGGCGAAGGATATGAAGAATCTTATCAACATGAATTTTTTAAAGAATGCTTTTCACGATTAAAGATACTTAATTTACACTTTGGTAAAAATAACGTAAAAGTTTATGTTGATGAGGCGAATCAAGAAGAAATAGTTTATACAAGTAATGGCAGAAAAAGAATTGTAGATGTAATGATACAATTTTCAAAAGCTGAACCAATGATTTATGTTGAAAAGTGGAATGGAAAATTGGCTATAGAGGTGCGCCAAACTCACAAAGTTGATGACATTAAAATAAAAGAATTTAAAGATAGTGAAATAGCTATGGTAGAGTTTAATGCTTCGAAAACGGAAACGAAATGGAGGATTATGGAGAATTTTATATCCGAAGAAGATGAAGAAAAACAATTTGAGAGAGTAATTAGTAAATTGAATAATTTTATAGCTGTTAATATGTTAAGTGACCCTATATCGAAAAAATATTTTTCTTCACTTAGGCTAGAGGAAGAAGTAAGCAAAAATGAATTGTATAAAAAAAGACTAATTTATATGAATAATGAAATAACTAACTTAAAAAAAGAGAATCAAAACCTAGTGGAAGAAGTCGAAAATTGCAGAAAAAGTAATGGTGAATTAAAACAAAAATTGAGATATATTGATGGTAAGTATAGGTTTTTTAAAGAAGAGAATGAAAGTATAAAATCAAAATTTATATATAAGTTATTTTATAAAAACAAGTAATCAGGTATAAGTATAGAGGTGGTAGAAGTTTAAGTTCATTTTCTTAAAATAATAAACAAAAGGAACCGTTTTGAGGTTCCTTTGAAAAAAGTAGTATATCGGTAGAGTATTTAAACATATACGAGCTTTTAAAACATTAGATCGTTGTCTTTAGATAGATCTATAATTGGATAAAAATCTTCCATTGTTGCAATTTTAACATCTTTTATTTTTATGCTAAATTCTGCTTCAGCTTTTACTCTTATTAAATCAATATATTTATCTTTTGAGAGTTTGTTCTTAAAATTGGTATCTATAACATATATAACGAGGGTATCGCCACACAATTTACCAGTTGAACCTTCAAGTAATGTGTGCAATATATTGTAATTTTCAGCTTCTAGAGTAAAGACTAAACATATCCAATTTTCAATTTTTTTATTAACAGTAGAAGTACCACAAATATCATCTTCAAATTCCATTTTATTAAGTAGTGCTCCACGTGCAAGTTGCCAATCTCTAAGTAATCCAGTATTTTTGAAATTAGTAGTTGCACCACATTGGGGACAATATCGAGCATTACCAGGTATGTTTATATTGCCACAATCATGATCATTAGAACATTCATTAAATAGGAACTGGCCACATATGATGCAATTATGATGATGATCTTCTATATCAGTATTACCGCAATTTGGACAGGTAACAACCCTATTAGTATCTTGATTTATTTCGTACCCATCATTGTATTTCATAGTTGTAATCCCCCTTACACCTTCTTCTAAATGTATACCACATATTTTGCAATAATTATCTTCAGGATTTATCTCTATATTTTCACAATTTTCACATACAAGAAATGTTTCAGAACCGTTAAGTTCTCTACGGTTAAGAATGCTTAATCTCTTAAATACAGCCCACTCTGAAACATTAAATTTTTCAGCTACATTGGCAATGGAGGTAAAATTGCAAGTTGTTATTTTTTCTTTGGGCATTAAAAGTCTACCAGCAAACTCGTCTGCCTCTAATTCCTCAATTTTAATATCTTCTTCACTTTTGCATTCATCTGGCAGTTCATGATGCCCTAAATAGATATGTGCAATTTCATGAGCTAAAGTAAAATTAAGTCTGCGATGTTTTGATATTTTAAAAGGATATTGCATTTTTTTTCTATTGACTATTACTATAAATTTTCTATGTTCTTCAGAATATACAGTTGTAGCATCTACCTTATTTGAAAGTGTAGTTATAGATTGAACATGAAGTGGTATACTCTGTTCTTTCTGAATTTGTAATATTATTTCTACAAAATCTAATGGCCATTTCCTTATTTTATATTCTTTAATAAAATCTTTTACCCTCTTTGCAATGTGCTCCTGTCTATGTTTTGGTATCTTAGCAAGTGTGTAATAAACATCGTTACTGGAACTGGACACTATAGTACCCCCTTATGCACTTTTACAAACATTTGTTCTTGTTGATTTAATTATATTAAAAAAACTATAAGAGGTAAAGAAAAAACAAGAACAAATTATCATCTATCCTTGTTTTTATTTAAATAGAAATTTACAAACTCCTTAATTGCTTTTATATCTTCTTTCGGCAATTCATCAGAAGCTCTATTCATAATGGTTAATAACTCTGAATCTTTCTTATGTATATTTTTAGCCATTCTGATAGTGTCAGCAAATTCACCATCGTCACTTCTAAAAATATGTTCTGTATATTTTTCATGTTCTATAGTTTCTTCTATATAACCTGCTTGAGCCATTAATTCACGATATGATATTCCAAGATGGGGTGCTATTTCTTTTAATATTTTTGGTGATGGTTTTTGCCTTTCACCAGATTCCATTCTTGAGATTTCTGTGTTACTTATCTTTGAAAGGTCAGCAAGTTGTCTCTGTGATAAGCCTTTTTCGGCTCTAAGTTTTTTTAAAAATTCACCAAAGCTCATAATCAACACTCCCTCCTAAAAATAATTATATAATAAGTGTTGCCACTTGGCAATAGAAAATCTTGAATATGTTTGACAAACGGTGACACACTTTGATAGAATTTTATTGTAACCGAGTAGAAACACTTTAGAGGGGGATTATGAAATGAAACCTAATAAACAGTATATTGTGGAACTTATAAACAAAAACAGGTGGTCTCAAAATAAATTTGCCATAAAAGCTGGCGTTTCCAAGACTACAGTTAGTAGATGGATTAATGGAAAAAGGGGGGCTGGTTCAGAATTAATAGCTGGTATTATTAGGGCATTTCCTAACGAACCAATAGAGAAACTATTTTTTTTGTAGAATGCGTTGCCGTACGGTTACGAGGACAACCATATGGCAATGAATTTATATATAGACAATCATGGAGGGGAGGGTAGAAATGGTTGTTAATAGAGACGTTATAAGAACTTTACTGAAGGAAAATCAGTGGTCACAGAATGAACTTGCTAACAGGGTAGGTGTTTCTAGAGTAACAATTAGTAGAATTCTTAATAATAAAAGAGGGGCTGGAAGAAAAGTAATTGGAGGATTAATCAGAACCTTTCCAAATCAAGGCGTTAGTACTTTGTTTATAGACATATACAAAAATAAAGAAGAGGTGTTATAAATGGACATTAAATTAGAGGTAAAAGTTATTGCACCAGAGCTTATAGAAGCATTATTAGAATTAGCTAAAGCACTACCACATAAAGAAGCTATTTTACCCGTAAAAGAAGAAACAACGGTAGAACCTAAAGAAGCAGAAGTCAAAGTTGAAAGTAAAAAGGATGAAGAAACAAAGGAAGATACTAAGAAAATATCATTAGAGTATGTAAGAGGAAGGCTTGCAGAACTATCACGTGATGGTAAGCAAGTACAGGTGAAGGAGTTAATTAAGAAGTTTGGTGCTAACAAATTAACTGAAATTCCAGAAGAAAAGTATTTAGAATTACTTAAGGAAGCGGAGGAAATTTGATGAGTGGAAAAGCTCATGCAACGCTCTCGGCTTCAGGTTCTAAAAGATGGCTTGCTTGCACTCCATCAGCACAGTTGGAGCTACAGTTTAAAGAAGAAACTAGCATTCATGCTGAAACGGGAACATTAGCTCATGAAATTGGTGAGTTGATGCTTGCTATGCATCTAAAGCTTATAACAAAGCAAGCTTATAGCAAAGAGCTAAAGAGGTTAAAAAAGAATAGTTTATATAGCAAAGAGATGGATGATTATGTACAAGTTTATGTTGATTATGCTATAGAAAAAATCAATGAAGCTTATGCAAGGGCAAAGGATTCAATAATCCTCTTAGAGCAAATGTTAGACTTTTCAAACTATGTACCAGATGGTTTTGGTACTGGAGATTTAGTTATTATTTCTGAGGATGTTTTAGATGTTGTAGATTTAAAATATGGGATGGGTGTAGCAGTTTCAGCAAAGGAAAATTCTCAGATGAAGCTATATGCATTGGGGGCATTAAATTTATTTGATAGTCTCTTTGATATTAAAAGAATAAGAATGACAATCTGCCAACCAAGACTTGATAGCATTTCCACATATGAAATTGCTATAGATGATTTGATTAGTTGGGCAGAGACAGAATTGAAACCAAAAGCACAGCTTGCAACAAACGGTGAAGGAGACTATCTACCAGGAGAGCATTGTGGATTCTGCAGGGCAAGGAAAACTTGTAGAGCTAGAGCTGATCAGCGTTTAGCTATGACTAAATATGATTTTAAATTGCCACCACTTCTTTCAGATGAAGAAATAGCAGAAGTACTTTCTGTTGCAGAAGGAATTTCATCGTGGGTAAATGATGTTTATGCCTATGCCACCAACCTCTCAATTAATGAGGGTAAACGGTGGAGTGGATTCAAGCTTGTAGAAGGACGTTCCAATCGTAAGTATATAAGTGAAGAAGCTGTTATAAAAGTTTGTAATGATAATGGAATAACCGAGATATATACAAAATCACTACTTGGAATAACAGCTATGGAAAAATTACTAGGTAAGGATAGTTTTAATTCTATTTTAGGAGACTTGGTAGAAAAGCCTAAAGGTAAACCTACATTAGTTCCATTTTCAGATAAAAGAAAAGCAATAGAGATAAATAATATGGCGGAAGCCGATTTTAGGGAGGAAATATAAAATGGAAAACAGCAAAACAAAAGTAATCACAGGTAAGGTACGTTTCTCATACGCGAATATATGGGAGGCAAAATCAATCAATGGTGGGGATGAAAAGTATAGTGTTTCTCTTATAATTCCAAAGTCAGATACCAAGACGGTTAATGAAATTAAGGCTGCTATTGAAGCTGCAAAGCAAGAAGGTAAGGCAAAGTTCGGTGGAAAGATTCCAGCAAATCTTAAGCTACCACTTCGTGATGGCGATATAGACAGGCCAGATGACGAGGCTTATAAAAACAGTTATTTCATTAATGCCAATAGTAAGGACAAGCCTCAAGTGGTAGATAAGAATGTTAAGCCGATTTTGGACCAAGAAGAAGTTTATAGTGGATGCTATGGAAGAGCCAGTATTAACTTCTATACTTTTAATCAAAATGGAAATAAAGGAATAGCTTGTGGTTTAGGGAATCTTCAAAAGCTTTCAGATGGTGAGCCATTAAGTGGACGTAGTAGAGCAGAGGATGATTTTACATCAGCAGAAGATGACGATTTTCTAGCTTAGGTGGTGAGGTGTATGCAGACCTTATCAATTGATATTGAGACATTTTCTGATGTGGATTTAATTAAAAGCGGTGTTTATGCATACACCGCTTCACCAAATTTTGAAATATTGTTATTTGCCTATGCTTTTGATAGTGATGAAGTAAAGATTATAGATTTTGCAAGTGGAGAGGAACTACCAGCTGAAATCATTGAAGCTTTGCTTAATGAGAACATTATTAAATCTGCTTTCAATGCACAGTTTGAAAGAATTTGTTTATCAAGACATTTAAATAAAAAACTCACAGCCAACGCATGGCAATGTACTGCAGTTCAAGCAGCTACACTAGGATTCCCCTTATCACTAGATGGAGTAGCTCAAGTATTAGGATTAACTGAACAAAAGATGAAGGAAGGTAAAGAACTTATAAGGTACTTTTCTATTCCTTGTAAGCCTACTAGGGTTAATGAGGGAAGAACGAGGAATCTTCCACAGCATTCATCTGAGAAATGGAATGATTTTAAGAAATACTGCATTCGAGATGTTGAAGTGGAAAGAGCCATTCGTAAAAAGTTATCTAGGTATCCTATAAGTGAAAATGAGCAAAGAAATTATATATTAGATCATGAAATCAACGATAGAGGTGTATTTGTTGATTTAGACTTAGTGGCTAGGGCAATGGAATGTGACAGGCTTCACAAAGAAGATACCTTTACTGAAGCACAAAGACTAACAGGTCTTGATAATCCTAACTCTGTAGCACAGCTTAAGCAGTGGTTAATTGAAAATGGAGTAGAAGTTGATTCTTTATCTAAAAAAGCAGTTTCAGACTTAGCTAAAGAAGCTGATGGAGAAGTTGAAAGGCTTCTGAATTTAAGATTACAGCTTGCTAAGACATCTATTAAAAAATATGAAGCTATAGAAAGAGCAGTGTGTCCTGATAAAAGGGTAAGAGGACTTCTTCAATTCTATGGCGCGAATAGAACTGGGCGATGGGCAGGCAGATTAGTTCAAGTGCAAAACCTACCTCAGAATCATTTAAAGGATTTAACTCTTGCTCGTAATTTAGTTAAAAGTGGTGATTTTGATACTTTAGCACTTTTATTTGAAAGTGTACCTCATGTTTTATCTGAGCTTATAAGAACAGCTTTTATACCAAAGTCGAACCATAGATTTATTGTTGCAGATTTCTCAGCCATCGAAGCTCGTGTTATAGCATGGCTTGCGGGTGAAAAGTGGAGAATGGATGTGTTTGCAACTCACGGTAAAATCTATGAAGCCAGTGCAAGTCAGATGTTTAAGGTTCCTATTGAAGAGATTACTAAAACATCAGCACTTAGGCAAAAGGGTAAGATTTCAGAATTGGCACTTGGATATGGCGGCTCAGTTGGTGCACTGACAGCAATGGGTGCTCTTGATATGGGTGTAGCAGAAGATGAACTCCAAGGACTTGTTACTGCTTGGAGACAAGCAAATCCAAACATTACAAAGCTTTGGTGGGATATAGACAAAGCCGCAATCAAAGCAGTTAAAAAGAAAACCACAGTAATGGTTGGCAAAATAAAACTTCAATATGAAAGTGGAATCATGTTTATAACCTTACCTTCTGGAAGAAGACTTTCTTATATCAAGCCTAGAATTGAACCTAATAAGTTTGAAAGAGATGCTGTTACCTATGAAGGAATTGGTGCAACAAAGAAGTGGGAACGAATAGAGACTTATGGTCCAAAGCTAGTAGAGAATATTGTTCAAGCTATAGCAAGGGATTTACTAGCAGAAGCTATGCTTAGAGTAGCAGAGAATGGCTATGAAATAGTCATGCATATACATGATGAAATTGTTATTGAAGCACCTTTAAATTTTGGTTCATTAAAGGATGTTTGCGAAGTTATGGCAATTGCTCCAACTTGGGCAGAAAGTCTGCCACTTAGAGCAGATGGATTTGAATGTGAATATTACAGAAAGGATTGATACTTAGTGAAATTTACAATTGCAACTGGGAACAGTCGTAAAGATAGGGTATGGAAAAATCAAGAGATTTCATGGGAGGGTTTTGTTGAAAGAGTCAAGTCCACAATTCGTACCTCTGAAAGTATGGATGAATATAAAAAACTATCAAAGGAACAGCAAGATGCTATTAAAGATGTAGGGGGAGTCGTTGCAGGGATGCTTCGAGACGGTAAGCGTAAAACAGGCTTTGTTGAGTACCGATCAATGATTACTTTAGACATGGACTATGCCGATGTTGGCGTATGGGACCAGATTACGATGCTTCATGATTTCACTTGCTGTATCTATTCTACACATAAACATACTTCAGAAAAGCCAAGGCTTAGATTAATCATTCCTCTATCAAGAAATGTTTCAGCAGATGAATATACAGCCGTAGCTAGAATGATAGCTTCAGATATTGATATAGAGCAGTTCGATGATACTACCTATGAACCAACAAGATTAATGTATTGGCCATCAACATCAAGTGATGGGGAGTTTGTTTTTGAAAAACAAGAAGGGACGCTTTTAAACCCTGACAAGGTTCTTTCAAGATATAAAGATTGGCATGACAGCAGTCAGTGGCCTGTATCTTCAAGGCAAAGAAAGATTGTAAAGCAGAATATTTCAAAACAAGCAGATCCTTTAGAAAAGGAAGGCTTAATAGGAGTATTTTGCAGAGTTTATCCTATTGGTGAGGCTATTGATAAGTTTTTATCTGATGTCTATAAGCCAAGTTTAATTGAAGGAAGATATGACTATATTCCTGCTGATTCCACTGCAGGTGTGCTCATATATGATGATAAATTTGCATTTTCACATCATGCTACAGACCCCGCTTGCAGTAAGCTATGTAATGCTTTTGACTTAGTAAGGCTTCATAAATTTGGTGACCTTGATGGCAAATTAGATGATGATATAGCTCCATCGAAGCTACCATCTTTTAAGTCAATGCAGGAGTTATGCACAAGTGATGATAACGTAAAAAGACAACTAGGAAAAGAAAGGATAGAGCAAGCAAATACTGATTTCACAGCTAGTGATGATGACGATTGGCAGACAAGGCTTGAGGTTGGAAAGAAAGGAGAAGTTCTTAATACACTAAAGAATCTAATAACTATTCTTCAATATGATCCTAAACTTAAATCTATTGTATTTAACAAACTGAGTGACGGAATGGAGATTAAAGATGAAGTTCCATGGCAGCATCCTAGCAAGTTTTGGAGAGATGCAGATGATGCTCAGCTTATAAGTTATATTGATTTAACCTATGGAACATTTACAGCAAGGAATTATGATATTGCTGTAACAAAAGTAGCTGATGATCGTTCATATCATCCAATTAGAGAGTTCTTAGATAAATTACCTGAGTGGGACGGCATTAAAAGAGTTGATACCTTACTTATAGACTATCTTGGAGCGACCGACAATGAATATATTCGAGCAGTAACTAGAAAACTTTTGTGTGCCTCTATAGCAAGAGTATTAACTCCAGGATGCAAATTTGACACTATGCTTGTTTTGAATGGTCCTCAAGGAATAGGAAAAAGTACGCTTATATCAAAGTTATGCGGAGAATGGTTTTCCGACAGCTTGCATTTATCAGATACTAAAGATAAAACGGCAGCAGAAAAATTACAAGGATACTGGATTTTAGAGATTGGTGAACTTGCGGGATTAAGAAAAGCTGAAGTTGAAACTCTACGTAGTTTTCTATCAAGGCAAAATGATATTTATAGAGCAAGTTTTGGAAGACGAGCAACACCTCATCCTAGGCAGTGTGTATTTATAGGAACAACAAATGCTGAAAATGGGTATTTACGTGATACTACTGGGAATCGCAGATTTTGGCCAGTAAAAACTCCTGGTGGTGGCACAAAGGCTTCTTGGGCAATTACAGATGAAGAGGTTCAGCAAATATGGGCTGAGGCTTTAGTATACCATAAAGCAAAGGAGCCATTATTTCTAGATAAGCATTTATCTGTATTTGCAGTAAGAGAACAGCGTAATGCTATGGAAACAGATGACCGTGAAGGTTTAGTACGTGAATATTTAGAAAGATTGTTACCCGAGGATTGGAGTTCTATGAGTTTATATGAGCGAAGAAACTTTTTAAGTGGGGGCGATTTTGGTTCTACAGCTATTGGTACTATTAGGCGTGACCGTGTTTGTAATATGGAAATATGGTGTGAGTGTTTTGAAAAAGAAAGAGCTAATTTAAAACGCCAAGATGCAAATGAGATTGCTAATATTATGGCAAGAATTGATGGTTGGAAGAAATCAGAAGGTAAACTTAGATTTCCAATCTATGGTGTAGTATCTGGTTATATTAGGGTTGCTGAAAATGAAAGTAAATAGCAACCCAAAGATACAAAGCAACAAGTTTTCGTAGTTGCCAGTTGCTATTGAATCTTAATTTAGCAACCAATAAGGGCAACTTCTTGAAGTGTATTGAGGCAAGGTTTTATCCAATGATATTGCTGTTGTTGCTTATCTTATATATTAGATTAATTATGTTATATATAAGTATAGATATAGCACATAACACACATATAACACGCGTAAGGGATTTAACAGCTAATTAGCAACAGCGAAAAAGGAGCTAAAGATGAGAGAAAGTAAAATTGAAAAAGCACTAACAATTGAATTGAAAAAACGTGGTGGAATGGCACTTAAGTTTGTATCCCCAGGTATGGCTGGTGTGCCAGATAGGCTTGTGCTTATTCCAAATGGTGAGGTGATTTTTGTAGAATTAAAAGCACCAGGTAAAACAATGAGACATCTTCAGTTGAAAAGAAAATCACAGCTTGAAAATTTAGGCTTTAGAGTTTATGTTATAGATTCACTTGGAGGAGTAGATAGTTTTGTGAGGGAGGTTTTTAGTTGATCTATAAACCACATAACTATCAAGAATATGCAAAGGAATGGATTATTGAAAAGCCAAGTTCAGCATTGTTTTTAGATTTAGGAATGGGTAAAACAGTATGCACATTAACAGCAACTCAAGAGTTATTGCATGACTACTTTGACGTGTCAAAGGTTTTAGTAATAGCACCTTTAAGGGTAGCAGAGGATACTTGGAGTAGTGAAGTAGAAAAGTGGGAGCATCTTAATTACCTTAAAATATCAAAGATTCTTGGTAAAGAGAAAACTAGAGTTGATGCGCTAAGGGAAAAATCAGATATCTATGTTGTAAACAGAGAAAATGTTGAGTGGCTTGTAGGTTATTTAGGGAAAGCATGGTTCTTTGATATGGTAGTCATAGACGAGCTTTCAAGCTTTAAGTCTCCAAAGGCAAATAGATTTAAAGCGTTGAAGAAGGTAAGACCTTTTATAAAAAAGCTTGTAGGGCTAACAGGAACACCAGCTCCAAACGGATTGTTAGATTTATGGTCACAGGTTTATCTTTTAGATGGTGGAGAAAGACTTGGAAAAACACTAACCAGTTATCGAGACAAATATTTTAAGCCAGATAAAAGAAATCAATCAATAATATTTTCTTGGAAGCCAGTAGATGGAGCAGAGGATAGCATCTATGAAGGTATAAAGGATATATGCATTAGCATGAAAGCAACTGATTACTTAAAGCTTCCTGAAAGAATAAATAACAGTATAACAGTTCAATTGCCTAAGACTGCAGAAGTGAAATATAAAAAATTAGAAAAGGAATTGTTGCTTCCCTTTGAAGAAGCAGATGTGGTAGCTAATACAGCAGCAGTGTTATCAAACAAGCTGCTCCAAATGGCTAATGGAGCAGTTTATGATGAGAATGGTGAAGTAAAGGAAATTCATAATGAAAAGTTAAAAGCTTTGGATGATGTTATCGAAGCAGCAAACGGGAAATCTATTTTAGTGTTTTATTCATATAAGCATGATTTAGAAAGATTATCTAAACACTTAAAAAATAAAGCTTTTAAAGTTTTAAATACTTCAAAGGACATTGAAAAGTGGAATAAAGGAAAAATACCAATAATGCTTGTTCATCCAGCATCAGCAGGACATGGACTTAACCTACAGTTTGGAGGAAATATAATCGTTTGGTTTGGACTTACTTGGAGTTTAGAACTATATCAACAAGCCAATGCAAGACTTTATAGACAAGGACAAACACAAGGTGTAATAGTAAATCATATTATTGCAAAAGGAACTATTGATGAAGAGGTAATGAAGGCACTTGAGAACAAGGAAAAAGGACAATCAACTTTAATTGAGGCAGTTAAAGCAAGATTGAAGAAGATTTCTATTATTTCGAATTAGAAAAATATATATTAAAAGAGTGGGGGAACAAAGGTGGAAACTAGGGAATATGTTGAATATCTTTTAAAAAACTATTATCAGATAAAAAGAGAGATTAAGCAGTTAACACTTTTACTTGAGTCACCAATGTATAATTCAGAAGAGGAGACCATTGAAGAACTCACTTTCTCAACAACACAGTGTGAAAAAGTAAGTACAAGTAAAATTTCAGATAAAACATCGAGGATAGCTTTAATATATAAGGAAGTTAATGAAGAGCAAAGAGTTATAGGAAGGAGAGATTTGGAAAAGATAATAAAAGTAAATCAATTTGAGCTTGTTAAATTAGAAAGTTCCATAACAGCTTTAGATAAAAATTTTCAAGAAGTTATTAATGGAATATATATTGAAAAGAAGAAAAGAACTGATATTTGTAGAGTATTATTTATTAGTCAAAACACTTTAAATAGATACAGGAAAAAAGGCATAGATGAAATTGCTACAATATTTCAAACGAACAGATTGATTACACGAATATAAATGGCCAAATTGTTAAATGGCGTCTTTGGGATGAATAGTGAGAAAAAAATTGTTAATACTATAAAATGCGATGTACTAAAATGGAACTAATTTCATATCTTAATATTGAAAGTTGTAAGAATGTTCTATATAATAGATATATGAGGGGTGGATAATTATGAAAATGAATAATATTGGAGAAGTAATAAGTGGGTTGAGAAAACAAAAAGGGATGACTCAAGAGGAGCTTGGTAATATGTCTGGATTAAGTAGGGTTATTATTGCTAAGATAGAAAATAATCAGAGGGCTGTTTCACTTGAGGAAGCTGTAAATATTGCAAAGGTATTTGCAATAGATGTTGCAACTTTATACGGATTTATAGATGAGAATAAGGAGAAAACAGAAGAAGAAACTTTTGTTATGGCCTTTAAATCAAAGGGGATGGATTCAAGATATTTGAATGAAGTAAGACGTATTGAGTTATTAGTTGACGCCTTGTTTGCACAAAAAGAAATTAGAGGTGAGTAGCTTGAATGAGTTTTTAACACTTGCATATGATAGAGCTGTAAACTTTAGAGATAAATATGGACTAGGAAATTATTGTGCAAATCAATTGCTAGAGATATTAGATAGATTAGAAATTACTGAAAGAATAAGTGTTAAACTTATAAGAACACCATTTAATGATTTAAATCTTGCTGGATTTATTGGATATAAGCATGAGACATTTGTTATTGTGACTAATACTAATCTTACACTTGGTAGTGAAAGATTCACAATAGCACATGAAATATATCATTTGCTAGAAAATAGGGTGTTTATCAAAGAAAATTCTATTATTGAAGAAATGATTGAGAGTACTGTTAGTATTAACGATGTTAAAGAGGTTATGGCTAATGCATTCGCTGCTGAGTTACTTATGCCAAAAAAAGATATCTGTAATTCTATAGATGAAATTACCCAAAATGGAAAGAAACCTCTAGATTCAATGATGGTAGTTAGGCTTCAACAGAAATATGGTGTTGATTATACTGCAATTGTTAAGAGACTTTATGAGACTGGTAAAGTCAATAAGCAAGAGCAGGATAAATTAAATGAATGTGTAAGTGTAGATGGAGAGTTGGAAAGAATAACAAAAAGCTTAGGATATACAAATAAATTAAATACTCCATCAAAGGCTACTTATTTATTTCAGAATGATTTAGAGATTCTAAAAGAAAATTATGATAATGGATACACTTCGTATGATGATTTAGTTAGGATATTCAGTTATTTGGGATGCGAGCCAGAAAAGTTTGGGTATGAGGATGGTATAGACATAACAGATGATGCTAAAGATTTTATGAAGAGTCTCTTAGAGTAAGTGAGGAGTTGAAATTTTGGCACGTGTAAAAGCAGTATTTGATGCTGATATTTTAATTCATTTACTAAAAACAAAGTCTATTGAATTTGCATTAGAAACTTTAGGGTGTATATACATTAGTGACTATGTTTATGAAAATGAAATAAAAAAAGATACAAAAGAAGGAAGAGAAATTGAAAAACTTAAGAATAGTCAAAAAATTAAAGTCTTAGAGTATGGCAAATTAACAGATTTACAGAAGAATGTTTATTGGGAAACGTATAAATTACTTGAAAATGAAGCGATAAATAAAGGGGAAAGAATTACTGCTTCATTTTCAAAAGCTCACAGCATATATTATTATATGTCTGATGATAATAAAGCTTCTTCTCATATAAAGTCTTTAGCTGCGGTTGATATTGTGAATTATTGTGATATATTATTTTTACATCTTTTTATATTTGGGAAATCAAAGATAGATGAGTTAAGAAAAAGCTATGATCATTTTATCAATTTGTATGAAAAGGACAAGATTCCTAGAATACTTAAAAATAAAGGAAAGCTTTGTACTTTCGAAGAGATGATGCAGGTAACACATAGTAAATTTCATAAATGTGAGAATCTAATGAAATTATTAGATAATATAAAGAAAAATGTAGAAGTAATAAATAATAAATGAGAGAATAATAATTTTGTATTTGTCAACACAGTTATTGAAAATTGTTAGCACATCGGTAGTTAATTGGTTGTAAGTTGATTGTAACATGATAGCAATTTCATGCTATAATTTAAAGTGTAGAGATGTATGTTAACCTCTTAGAGTAATCTAAGGGGTTTTTTAATACGCAAAATTGAATAGTTTAGATAGAGCTTCTGAGGATATTACCTTGGGAGCTTTTTATTTGGAGGAATAGATATGGCTACTCATAAATGTGGAAAATGTGTTTGGAGTAATAAGATATATCCAAACCTTATATATTGTTTCTTCCCTAAATGTGTCATTGAGGAAGAGACACAAGAAAAAGAAGTAAGAGCTAAGCGTGGAAAAGTAGCTTCTAAAGCCAGAACTAAAAGAACAAGGAGAAGAACCCATGTGTCCAAGAAAACCAAGAAAGCCTTGTAGCGTTAGAGGGTGTCCACAGCTTACCGAAGGAAGGTACTGTGAAGAGCATCAAAAGCAAGTGGACACAGAGTACAATAAAACAAGCAGACCTTTCAAGCATCTGTACAACACCAGTAGGTGGAAGAAGCTAAGGCTACAGTTCCTACAAGAGCAGCCTCTTTGTGTAGAGTGCAAGAGTAAAGGTGTTATTAAAGCAGCAACTGACTTGGATCATATTCAAGCACATAAAGGTGATGAAGAGTTATTTTGGAATATTAATAATCTTCAAGCTCTATGCCATAGCTGTCATAGTAGGAAAACTGCTAGGGATGATGGTAGATGGGGAAAGAAAGGAAGGGTCTACTCTTATAACGATATATAGAATTTTTACAAGAGGGATTACAGTACAAAACTGTAGTCTCTTTTTTATATACAAAATAAAGAGGAGAGAGTTAAGTGAAGGCGATACCAGGATACCATGGTTATTATGCTACTGAAGATGCGCAAATAATTTCAATCAGATCAGGAACTGAACGAATATTATCTCAAAGAATGCACAAAGGGTATTTGCATGTTCAAATACGAAAAGGAATAGGTCGAGATACAAAAGTAAAAGTACCTGTACACCAATTGGTACTAGCAACGTTTAAAGGACAAAGGAAATCAAATGAACTTGTGTGCAGACATTTAAACGGTAATCCTTTGGATAACAGAATAGAGAACCTTGAATGGGGGACTGTAAAGGATAATTGTAATGATTCAATTAGACATGGAACTGCTGCGTGTTTAAGACAAGGTGAGAAACATCCATGTTCTAAGATAAAGAATAGTACGGTTGTTGAAATAAAACATTTAATTAATGAAGGACTAAGTAATAGAGCGATAGCGGATATGTTTTCCTTAAAGACATACAACATAAATGATATTAGAGCAGGCAAGGCGTGGTCACACCTATAGGGGGGTATCTTTTTATAACACTTAAAGCGACTACGTCGGGCGGTTCCCTTTACACTAGAAATCGCAGTTTTCTAGAGGGGGGTATAGCAAGATGAATGAATATAAAGAATATAGAATTTCAAAGGGTTTGAAACAAATTACACCTTAAAAAAGCAGTGTAAAAATATATGCTTTTTAGGGTGTTTTTTAATGATTTTAGGAAGGTGACCAGATGGATATACAAAAGATAACAGTTGATAAACTTAATCATGCAAAATATAATCCAAGAAAAAATCTAAAACCAGGTGATCCAGAGTATGAAAAGTTAAAACGCTCAATTGAAACCTTTGGATATGTTGAACCTATAATTTGGAACAGAAAAACAGGAAATATTGTTGGAGGGCATCAAAGATTTACGGTTCTACAGCAACTAGGAACTACTGAGATTGATTGTGTTGTTGTAGATAAAACAGAAGAAGAGGAAAAAGCACTAAACATTGCTCTTAATAAGGTTAGTGGTGAATGGGATATGCCAAAGCTTGCTGAACTTTTAGAGGACTTAGATAAATCAATGTTTGATGTTTCACTTACAGGCTTTGATGTTGCAGAAATAGAAGATTTGTTTTCGAAGGTTCATGATAAAGAAGTTAAAGAGGACAGCTTTGATGCAGATAAAGCTTTAGAAGAAATAAAAGAGCCTATTTCAAAGCAAGGTGATATATGGCTATTAGGAAAACATAGATTGATTTGTGGAGATAGTACTAAGCTTTCAGATGTTGAAAAATTAATGAATGGAAAGAAAGCAAATCTATGTGTTACAGATCCCCCTTACAATGTCAATTACTCTGCAGGAAAAGAGAACGAAAGAGTTATAAAGAATGACCATATGGGTGACAGTAAGTTCTATGATTTTCTACTTGCAGCATACAAAAATGCTATTGTTGTTCTTGATGATGGAGCTGGGGCTTATATATTTCATGCTGATACTGAAGGATTGAATTTTAGAAAGGCTTTCAAGGATGCAGGCTTTCATTTAGCGAATGTTTGTATTTGGGTTAAGCAAAGCTTAGTGCTAGGTCGTAGTGATTATCAATGGCAACATGAGCCTGTGCTTTACGGTTGGAAACCAACAGGAAAGCATAGGTGGTATTCAGATAGAAAGCAAACAACTGTATGGAATTTTGATAGACCAACTAAAAGTCCAGACCATCCAACAATGAAACCAGTGCCTTTAATGGCTTATCCTATACAAAATAGCAGTATGACTAACTGTATTATATATGAGCCTTTTGCAGGCAGTGGTTCTACTTTAATTGCTTGCGAGCAAACAGGGAGAAGCTGTTATGCTGTAGAACTTGATGAAAAATATTGTGATGTTATTGTTAGAAGATATATAGAAACAGCAGGCAATGATAGTGAAGTTTTTCTTCTTAGGGATGGCGAGAAAATTAAATATTCTGATGTTAAAGAGGAAGGTTGTGATTAGTATGACCTTCCTTGATTTTTGTGCAGGAATCGGTGGCTTTAGATTAGGATTAGAACTTACAGGGCATAAATGTATAGGATTTTGTGAAAAAGATAAATTTGCTGTTAAATCATATAAAGCGATGTTTGAAACGGAAGGAGAGTGGTATGCAAATGATATTACAGAACTTAAATCAGATGAAATCCCATACGCAGATATCTGGTGTTTCGGATTCCCTTGCCAAGATATATCCGTGGCAGGAAAGCAGCGAGGAATTCGAGGAAAAAGAAGTGGAATCTATTTTAGAATTATTGACCTTATCAAAGGCAAAGAAGAAAAAGCTAAGCCCACATACTTACTTATTGAGAACGTTAAAAATCTGCTCTCAATTAATAACGGATTCGACTTTGCCACAGTTCTCCTTGAATTGGACCAAGCAGGGTATGACGCTAGATGGCAGGTGCTTAATTCAAAAGATTTCGGAGTTCCCCAAAACAGAGAGCGTGTGTTCATTATCGCAAGTCTTAGAAGCAGAGGTAGAAGAGAGATATTACCTATCGGAGGAGAAAACAGAGCGACTCTTAAGCAAATTATAGGTGTTTGCCAAGGTGAGAGAGTTTATGATTCTGAGGGTGTAGCTTGCACACTTACAGGCTGTGGTGGCGGAGGTGGAGCAAAGACAGGATTATATTGCGTTGGAAACATAAATCCTAGTGGAAATGGCATGAATGGTAATGTATATTCAGCAGAAGGAATTGCGCCAACAGTTACAGTTAATAAGGGACAAGGAAGTAAGATTTTTATAGATCAATCTAATACAAAACCACAGCTAACAGATATATCAAGATGCATTACATCAAGATATACTGGTGGGGTTGTAAATAGAACAGCAATGAATAGTGCTGTGCTTGAGGCTTATCCTGTTTTAACTCCAGAGAGAGTTGATAAAAGGCAAAATGGTAGAAGAATGAAAGAGTATAATGAGCCAATGTTTACTTTAACTAGCCAAGACCGACATGGGATTGCTATAAAAAATGCCACAAAAAAGGGGTATGTAGAAGCTAATATTGGTGATGGAATATATTTAAATTTTCCAAACAGCACGACTAGGCGCGGAAGAGTGGGTAAGGGTGTTGTTGGAACTCTTGATACTGCTTGTGCTGTAGGAACACTTGATAGAAATTATCGCATTCGGAGATTAACTCCAAAGGAGTGCTTTAGACTTCAAGGCTTTCCAGATGAATTGTTTGAGAAAGCAAAAGCTGTTAATTCTGATGCACAGCTTTATAAACAAGCTGGTAATGCTGTCACTGTAAATGTTGCTTATGCTGTTGCGAAAAGTTTGCCTATAAGTGAATAAAAACCTTGATAAATCTGTACTTTAGAGTGATATATGTATGTAAGAAAAGTACAGGGAGGAACTGAAAGTGAAAGAAAATCAGTACAAGTTAATATTGACGGTAAAAGGGCTTGAAAGAAAAACAACCTCAAAGGTTATAGGCGACTTCTTTGGAGTAGAGCCGAAGTATTTAGGAGCACCGAGTTTTAACTTTGAAATCCAAACACAAAAGGGAGAAACCTTTATAGTTGATAGGAATGGAGCAATTATTACACCAGTTTATGAGATTGAAGAAAATTTAGAGGTAATAGAACTCTATTCAAAAATAGCTGAGGCAGGTGCTGAAGGAATTGAGGTTGAGATAATGCTTTCAATGCATGGGCATAGTGGTATTTCGCTTAGGAATCTTATAAATATTATTTCAAGTAAGCAAAGTCTTGTTAAAAAAGCTCTTGGTATAGCGATGAACATTGTAGAGCAAGAATTTATTGAAGTGATTAACAATGTTAGGTTAATAGAAATTGAAGATTTTAAAAGGGCTGTACTAGAAATTGGTATGGATAAATGCAAAGGGGTAAGCTTTGGGTTTGAAGAGGAAGCTATAAGCTTTAAGTTTTTTAAAGAAAAAGCAGAGTCACAGGAGCTACTTGCATACCTTCAATTAACACAAGCCTTAAATGATAATGCAAAAACATTAAGACATTCTTCACCCAAAATAACTGAAACAAATAATGAAAAGTATACCTTCAGAACTTGGCTTCTAAGGCTCGGATTCATAGGCAATAGGTATAAAGAGTCAAGGAGTCAACTACTAAGGCACCTAAGCGGAAACAGTGCCTTTAGAAGCCCAACAAACGCATAAAATATAAGCATTGACTGCAGTAATTGCGGTCTTTTTTCTTTGTCTTTATCTTATGTATTTACTTTTACTTCTAAGTAAGAAATTACTTGATAATGTGTGTCTTTAGAGTGATATATAGAGTACCAAAAGAACACAAAGGAGTAAGAATAATGAAGTACCTAACCTTCGGAATAGAGATTGAATTAACAGGGATAACAAGGCAAAGAGCTGCAGAGGTTATTGCAAAGGAACTTGGAACAAGAGAAATACATGTAGGTGGAGGCTATGATGCATGGGAAGTTAAAGACTCAACAAATAGAGCTTGGAAGGTTGTAAATGATTCTAGCTTGAATCCTCAAAGAAAGGAGAACGGCAGAATAATCGATGCAACATCAAACTACAGATTTGAAGTTGTATCACCAATATGTGTTTATGAAGACATTGAAAAAATCCAAGGGCTTGTAAGAGCTTTGAGAAAAGCAGGATCTTTTGCAAACTCTAGTTGTGGAATACACATTCATATTGGTAAAGAGAAATTTACAGCAAAAACCTTGAGAAACCTAGTAAATATAATGGCAAGCAAAGAGGATTTAATATACAGAGCCTTAAAGGTTGATAGCCAAAGAGAAAATCGATATTGCAAGAAGGTTAACCAAAGTTTCTTAGAAAGCTTAAGAGTAAAAAAGCCAACAGAGATGAAACAGTTAGAGGATTTTTGGTATGAAGGTTGGATGAGAAGTAGAACAACACACTATCATGGAAGCAGATACCACGGCTTAAACCTTCATTCAGTATTTCAAGGCAACACAGTAGAATTTAGGCTTTTTAATGGGACAACTCATGCAGGAAAAATTAAAGCCTACATACAGTTTTGTATGGCAATAAGTCACCAAGCTTTAACTCAAAAAAGTGCAAGTTGTAGGAAAACAGAAACTACTAATGAAAAATACACCTTTAGAACTTGGCTTTTAAGACTTGGACTTATAGGAGAAGAGTTTCAAACAGCAAGGCTTCATTTGCTAGCAAACCTTGAAGGGGATTCAGCTTTCAGAAACGGAAGAAGAGCAGCAGGGGAATAAAATCCCCTCAGTACCATTCCGAAGGTGGTATTAAATAGTTCTTGAACTTATTTTTACTTTGAGTGATTAATGGTAAAAACAATACAGAAGGTAGGAAAAAGAATGTTATATTTTGCTTATGGTAGTAACCTTAACATGGTTCAAATGAAGAAAAGGTGTCCAGATTCAGTTCCAATTACAAAGGTAAGGCTTAAGAATTACAAATTAGTATTTAATAGAGTTGCCGATATTATAAAAAGCGAAGGTGATGAGGTAGAAGGTGCAATTTATGAGGTTTCACCAAGAGATATCAGAAACCTTGATGCATATGAAGGCTATCCAAGGCTTTATACGAAAGTAGAGGTTATTGTTGAAGCTGATAATGGTAAGAGTTACGAAGTCTTTGTATATGTAATGGTAAAGAAGGGGTTAGCAGAGCCACAGGAGTATTACTATAATACAATTTCTCAAGGTTTTAAAGATTGGGATATTTCTAAGGTAACACTGGAAAAAGCTAAGAATCAATCAAAAATAGATTATAAAGTAGATAGTTTTTTTACTCAAAAGTATTGTGATAGGTGTGGCGGTAGTCTTAAAAAGGGAAGAATAATGTCAATGTATAATGAGAACTGTATTTGCCTTTCTTGTAAAGACAAAGAAAGGCAAGAAGTGGATTATAGTGATGCAGTTGAAGCTGAACATTTAGAAATAAGAAAAGGTAATTATAATTACAAAGGAATTAAAGGTTAAAATATGATGAAGGGTCTACAGCAGTAGGCTCTTTTTCTTATTACAAAGGAAGGTGATACCATGGCGACAAGAGGAAGAAAGCCAAAACCAACAGCATTAAAAGTACTTGAAGGCAATCCAGGAAAAAGATCTTTAAATCTAAATGAACCTAAACCAGAAAAGAAAGCTTCAAAATGTCCGTCATGGCTTGAGCCTGAAGCTAAAAAAGAGTGGAGAAGGATGTCAAAGACCTTAGAGCAAATTGGTGTTCTTACACAAGTTGATACAGCCGCCTTTGCTGGCTACTGCCAAGCCTATGCAAGATGGAAAGAGGCAGAAGAATTCTTATCAAAACATGGTACTATTTTTAAAACTCCATCAGGATATATTCAACAGGTACCACAGGTTTCAATTGCACAGACATACCTAAAAATTATGAAGGATTTTTGTTCAGAGTTTGGATTGACACCATCGTCACGCTCTAGAATTAATGCTGGAACTGCTACAAGTGAAACCTCAGACCCAATGGAAGATTTATTGAGAATGGGGTAATTAGATGTTTGATGCAATGAAAGCTGAAAGAGCAGTAAGGTTTATAAATAATCTTAAGCATACAAAGGGTGTGTGGCATGGAGTGCCCTTTGATTTGTTGCCTTGGCAGGATAGGATTATTAGAGATTTATTTGGCACTGTTAAAGAGGATGGTTTTAGACAATACAACACAGCTTATGTTGAAATTCCTAAGAAGAACGGTAAATCAGAAATTGCAGCAGCCTTGGCTCTTTATTTAACTTGTGGAGATAATGAATGGGGAGCTGAGGTATATGGTTGTGCAGCAGATAGACAGCAAGCTTCAATAGTATTTGATGTAGCAGTTGATATGGTGGACCAGTGTCCAGCCCTAAAGAAAAGAATAAAACCTATAATATCACAGAAGCGATTAGTGTATATGCCGCTTGGCAGCTTTTATCAAGTTCTATCAGCTGAGGCATATACAAAGCATGGTCTAAATGTACATGGAGTTATCTTTGATGAACTTCATGCACAACCAGGTAGAGAACTTTATGATGTTATGACTAAGGGAAGTGGTGATGCTAGAAAGCAGCCACTTTTTTTCTTGATAACAACAGCGGGCAATGATAGAAATTCAATTTGCTATGAAGTACATCAAAAAGCAGATGATATTTTAAGAGGAAAAAAGTTTGATCCAACCTTTTATCCTGTTATCTATGGAATTAAGGACGATGACAATTGGCAAGATGAAGCAAACTGGTATAAAGCAAACCCTTCTCTTGGACACACAATTGATATTGAAAAGGTAAGAACGGCAATTTTAAGTGCAAAGGAAAATCCAGCTGAAGAAAATATCTTCAGACAGCTAAGGCTAAATCAATGGGTTAAGCAATCAATAAGATGGATGCCTATGGATGTATGGGATAAATGTTCTTTTGCTGTTGATATAGAAAAGCTTCGAGGAAGAGAGTGCTATGGTGGACTTGACCTTTCAAGCACCAATGATATTACAGCCTTTGTGTTAATTTTTCCACCAACAATTGATGATGATAAATATTATGTTCTTCCTTACTTTTGGATACCAGAAGATAATCTAAAGCTTAGGGTGAAAAGAGACCATGTTCCTTATGATGTTTGGGAAAAGCAAGGTTTTGTTAAAACAACAGAGGGTAATGTAATTCATTATGGATTCATAGAAAGCTTTATTGAGGAATTAGGAACAAAGTTTAATATTAAAGAAATAGCTTTCGATAGATGGGGGGCTGTTCAAATGGTTCAAAATCTAGAAGGCTTAGGCTTCACAGTTGTTCCTTTCGGACAAGGCTATAAGGATATGAGTCCACCTACAAAAGAATTAATGAAAATAACTCTTGAAAAGAGATTAGCACATGGTGGTCATCCAGTTCTTAAGTGGATGATGGATAACATTCATGTAAGAACAGATCCTGCAGGGAACATTAAGCCAGATAAAGAGAAATCTACTGAAAAGATCGATGGAGCTGTGGCTTTGATTATGGCATTAGATAGATCAATACGACATGAGAATAAGGAAAGTGTGTATGATAATAGGGGTATTTTGATATTGTAAAAAAATATACACTTATGATATTATTGGTATTAAGATTTAAAATAGAGTGAGGAAGAAATAAGTTATGTTGTCAGATGATTACAAGACAAGATGTGAAGAATTGATAGAATCGGCAATTAGATATTCACAAAAGAATTTAAAAAGTTTTAATAAAAATGTTGATATTGATTATAGTGTTATAAATACTTTAGAATTCAATGCAAATAGTAAACTTTGTGAGGAAAAGTATGCTATAAATATACATAGCGAGGTTTTTGAAAGAATATATGATATCCTAAAAGTACTTTTTTACAAAGAAAATATTACCTTTTATAAAAGTGTTTCGTGGGATGAAGAGTATTGTGAAGAAAAAGCTTTTAAGTACTTAGGCCTTTTAATGGAATTGTCAACAAAATTAATAATAAATCATGAATTAGGTCATATACTTAATGGACATTTAAGGTACAAAAAAAGCCTCAACATTGTGAATGATAAAAATGAATGTTATATGTTTATGGACTCCGAAAAGAACGAACTAGATCCAATTGAGAGTCAAGTGTTAGAGATGGACGCAGATGCGTATGCAGCAACTTGTGGAATTGGGGCTATTACTTATGACGAGAATATAAATAATTATAATAAAATAACACCAAATTTTATTAAAAATAAGAGTCATGCAGTTATACTTTTAGTAATTGCTTCTACTATAGTTTTTAGTATTCAAGGATTAGGTAAGAAAAAGGAAAATTCAAACTTAGAAGACTTAAAATACTTACCTTTGAGAACTAGACAAGATTATTACATGAGGTGTATTTTAAATGCATATAAAAACATGAATCTAAAAGAAAAATTAGATTTTGACATAGATTTTTTGAGAGAGGTTTTGCCTAATATAGAGGAATATGTTAACTTGTACAATCAACAGGTATTAGGATTCCATTCAGATGATTATAATTCAAAAAATAACATAGAAGAACTTGGTCAAGTTTATTTAAAACATTGTGACTATCTAGATAGATTTTGGACCAAGACTATGAGAGACAAGTTATTACCATATTCATATTTATCATTATTTCCATAATTAAAATACACTAGGCGTTTAGCATCTATTTAGATAGATGCTTTTTTCATATACATTTTTAGGAGGTAAATCAATGAAAATCCCTTTTTTATCAAATAGATTTGAAGCAAGAGCCGCACCTATTCCAGATAGAGTGAAGGCTTTTTTACTTGGAGAAGATTATAGCATGGGCAATAAAGCAGGAGTTATAGTTAATGAAGAAACAGCAATGAGGACTACTGCTGTTTATGCTTGTGTGAGGGTTATTGCAGAAACAATAGCAAGCTTACCATTGCCTTTATATAAAAGACTTCTACGAGGTAAGGAAAAAGCAACATACCATCCTTTATATACTGTTCTTCATGATATGCCGAACAGTGAAATGACCAGTTTTTCTTTCAGAGAAACTATGATGACTCATTTGCTTTTATGGGGAAATGCTTATGCTCAGATAATTAAAAGAGGCAATAAAATATCAGAACTTTGGCCTTTACATCCTGCTTACGTGAGAATAGATAGAGAACCAGTAACAAATAAACTCATTTATAAATACAACGGTGGAGCTGAAGAGATTATTTATAGCCAAGAGCAAATTCTTCATATTTCAGGGTTAAGCTTTAATGGAATAACAGGTTTATCTCCAATAAGCATGGCTAGAGAAACTATAGGGCTTGCACAAGCAACAGAGGAATTCGGTTCAAGATTTTTCTCAAATGGTGCAAGACCAGGGGGAATACTTCAGCATCCAGGCATAGTTAAAGACCCTGAAAGGCTAAGAAAATCATGGGAAGAGGTATATAAAGGAGTACAAAATTCACACAAGATAGCAGTTTTAGAGGAAGGGATGCAATATAAGGAGATAGGTATTCCTCCAAATGATGCACAGTTCTTAGAAACACGTAAGTTTCAACTTAATGAGATATGTAGAATCTTTAGAGTTCCACCACATTTGATTGGGGACCTCGAAAGAGCTACATTTTCAAATATAGAGCATCAATCAATAGATTTTGTGGTTCATACTATTAGACCATGGCTTGTTAGATGGGAACAAGCAATACAGAAAGCCCTTATTCCAGAAGAGGAGAGGGCTATTTATTTTGCCAAATTTACAGTTGACGGTCTTTTACGTGGAGATTTTAAAACAAGAATGGATGGCTATGCAGTAGGAAGACAAAATGGTTGGTATAGCGCCAATGATGTGAGAGAATTTGAAGATTTAAATCCTATTCCAGAAGATATGGGGGGAGACTTATATCTTGTAAACGGCAATATGATGACCGCAACATCAGCTTTAACCAAAGGTGGAGGTGAAGATAATGGAGAACAAAAGCCAAATGGAACGCAGGACAGTGGAATTAACGGAGCTTAGAGTAAAAAATATAGATACAAATGAGGGAGAAAACAACACTATTCCTGTAATTGAAGGCCATGCAGCTGTATTTAATCAATGGTCTGAGGAACTTGGTGGTGTTTTTTCTTTTAGAGAGAAGGTTATACCAGGAGCTTTTACTGATTCAATACAAACTGATGATGTAAGGGCACTTTTTAATCATGATCCCAATTATGTACTTGGAAGAAATAAATCAGGAACACTTGAATTAACAGAAACTAAAGAAGGCTTATATGTAAAAATAACTCCACCAGATACTCAATGGGCAAGAGATTTAACAGTAAGTATAGACCGAGGCGACATTAGTCAGATGAGCTTCGGTTTTTTAGTTCTTGAGGATAGATGGGGTTATGAAGAAGGGCGAGATGTAAGAGAACTTAGAAAAGTAAAGCTATTTGATGTTTCACCAGTAACTTTCCCAGCTTATCCTCAAACAAGTGTTGGAATAAGAAGTGCTGCTGATATTTATGAAGCACGAAAAACACAGCTTAAAGAAAATCATGAGGCTGAAAAGTCAAAGAATTTAAGACAACTTGAAATGTTAAAACAAAGGATAAACCTAATTTAGGAGGACAAACTAATGAGTAAAAAAATAAAAGAGATGGAAGCACGAAAGAATGATTCAAGATTAAAAGCACTGGCTATAATAGACCAAGCACAAAAAGAAGGCAGATTTTTAACAGAGGAAGAGGACAAGAATGTAAAGCAATTTGAAGAGGAAATGCGAAAATGGGATGAAACCATTAAAAGAGCAGAATCAATAGGCATTGAAGATGAACCAGAGCCAGTTATAGATATTCCGCCAGTTAAACCAACTCCTAAAAATGATGAAAAAAGATTCGCTACTTTTGGAGAGCAAATGACTGCTGTTTATAGAGCAGCTTCACCAGATGGAAGAATTGATTCAAGACTTACAACAAGAGCCGCCAGTGGAATGAACGAGACAGTTCCTTCCGATGGTGGTTTTTTAGTTCAACAGGACTTTGTATCGGAGCTTTTAAAGAGAACATATGATACAGGAATTCTTGCATCAAAGGTAAGAAAAATTCCTATCTCTACAAATGCAAATGGATTAAAGATAAATGCCATTGATGAAAGCAGTAGAGCTAATGGTTCTAGATGGGGAGGTGTTCAAACATACTGGGAGAATGAAGCTGATCAACACACATCATCAAAACCTAAGTTTAGAACAATGGACTTAGCACTTAAGAAGCTTACAGGACTTTGTTATGCAACTGATGAGCTATTAACTGATGCGGCAGCTTTAGAAAGTGTTCTAATACAAGCTTTTGCAGAAGAGTTTGGCTTCAAGATGGACGATGCTATATTAAATGGAATTGGAAGTGGTCAACCTCTTGGAATATTGAGCTCAGAAGCATTAGTTAAAGTACCAAAGGACAATGGGCAAACAGATTTAATTACAGTACAAAACCTTCTAAATATGTGGTCAAGATTATGGGCAAGAAGTAGAGGAAGTGCTGTTTGGTATGTAAATCAAGAAATAGAGCCATTACTTTATACCTTAAAAGTAGGAGATAAACCAGTATATATTCCAGCAGGAGGACTTTCAGAAGTTCCTTATGCAACACTGTTTGGTAGACCAGTAGTACCACTTGAGCAATGCTCACCAGTAGGTGAAGTTGGAGACATAATTTTAGCAGATATGAGCCAGTACCTTTTAATTGATAAGGGTGGGATTAATGCGGCTTCTTCTATCCATGTTCGTTTCTTATATGATGAAAGTGTATTTAGATTTATCTATAGAGTAGATGGGCAACCTATATGGAACAAGCCACTTACTCCATATAAGGGCAGTAGCTCAACAAGTCCCTTTGTAGCTTTAGCAAAGAGAAACTAGGAGGATGTATATGAAGATAACTGACTTAAAGGTACCTGGAGCAATTTTTGCTTCAGCGATTACCACATCAGAAATAGAATTAAACAACTATAAAGAGGTTACTTTTTTAGTTGAAAGTGGAGAAGGAACAGCAGGAAATACAACCATTACAGTTGAAGGCAAAACAGGAGCTACTGGTACTACTACAGCAGTTCCTTTTTTATTTGCTGAGAAAGGTAATAATGTATTTGTAGAAATAGAGCCAACAGGTAAGCAGGTTTCTATTGGTGGAACAGCAGGAACTAGCAAGTTTTATCTAATAAAAGTTACAGATAGACTTTTAGCTTCAAAGGAGTTTGACAGAGTAGTATTAAAAACTACAGCTGTTGCATCTTCAACTGTAGTTGGTGCAATTTATGCAATAAGTGATAAACCAAGATTTTCTGAGTAGGTATATTAGTATTGTTTTTCAAGTGGGAGAATTGTAAATTTTGTTCGTAATTAGTGTTTAATTGTATGTATAGTGTAAGTGTGTTAAAATTTACATACATTGAAAGGAGATAGCTATGGATACAAATGAGATGCTTTTTACGATTTTTAAGCCTGTTTTATACTTAATTATTTTTATGATTGTTATTACGATTATTGGTGCTGGATTGAGGATTTTATATATAAATACGAAATACAAAAACTTAAAGTACAAAGCTGCTAGTGGCAATGGTCTATTAAAGACAATTTCGAATACAGATAATTATGGAGAATATCTGACTTTTACATCTCTTGAAAAACTTCAGGGTGATAATAAAATTTTATCTAATGTCTATATTCCAAAGGAAGATGGAACTACAACAGAAATAGATTTAATAATGTTGAATAAATCAGGAATATATGTTTTTGAATCAAAGAATTATAGTGGGTGGATATTTGGAGATGAAAAGAATAAAAATTGGACACAATCACTAAATAGAGGAACTAAAAATAGATTCTACAATCCTATATGGCAGAATAAGGCTCATATAAATGCATTAATGAAACTGCTTAGAGATATTGATAGCAATTATTTTTATTCGTATATAGTGTTTAGTGAAAGATGTGAGCTAAAAAAGGTTTCTGTAACATCTTCAAATGTGCATATTGTAAAGAGAAATGCATTACTTTCAAAATTAAAGAAAGACATTAATGGTAGAAAGAATGTTCTATCAGATAGTCAAATTACTAGAATATATGAAGTTTTAAAAAGTCATTCTCTGGCTGATAAAGCAGTTAAAGAGAAACATATTGAAAATATTAAAAGCAAATTATAACATGATTAATTGCTTAAAAGCACAATCTTTTTAGGTTGTGCTTTTATAATTTTCAAGTATCATGATATTGCAACTTGATGAGGAGATGAGTGTATGATAATTTCATTGGAAGAAGCAAAATTGTATTTAAGAATTGATGATGATGATGAAAATACGCTCATCACCAATTTTATATTAACAGCTGAAGAATTGTGTGAAGGAGTGCTGAGATATCCTTTAGCAGAATTAAGTGTAATTCCAGAAGCAATAAAACAGTCAATATTATATGCTGTTGCTAACCTGTATGAGGAACGTGAAAAAGTTGATATTAAAGTAATTATTGAAGTTATGGCAAGGCTTTTATTTGCTTATAGAAGAGAAAGCTGGTGATAGCGTGACGATAGGAGAGCTAAAACATAGAATTACTTTTCAAAGACTAGTATCTGAACTAAATGAAAATGGCTTTGAAATTGAAGCTTGGGAGGACTATAAAACATTTTGGTCAGCAATTTCAAACCTTAATGGAAGAGAATACTTTGCTGCAGCAGTTGTTCAAGCTGAAAATACAGTTAAATTCACTATAAGATATACACCCAATATTGAAACAACAATGAGGATATTATTTAAAGATAAGAAATACAATATAACTTCAATTGATAACATAAAGTATGCTAATAAATTCATTGAAATCAAGGCTTTGGAGGTTGATAGCAGTGGCTAGAATAGACCTTGAAGGAATGCAGGAACTTATCGATAAGGTAAACAAACTTGGTGCTAGAGGAAATAGTATCAAGAAAAAAGCTCTTGATAAAGCAGGAGAACTTGTTAAAAGGTCGATGGAGAATAATGCACCAGTTTCAAACCTAAATAAAAAACATATGGCTGATAATATAAAGATTTCAGATATAGAAAAAGAAAATGGAGTGGATTTTATAGAGATTGGTCCTAATAAAGGTGATAATTCAGAGTTCTTTTATTCAAAGTTCACAGAGTTTGGTACAAGCACTCAACCAGCACAACATTGGGCAGAGAACTCTGTTCTTGAGAATAAAAGAGAAATCAATCAAATAATAGCCGATGAACTTAAAAGAGGACTTGAGGAATGATAAATCAATTGATTATTAATACTTTAAAACCACTTAATATACCAGTAGTTTTTCAAAAGTACACAGGAAAAGCTGAAACATATATTACCTTCCATGAATATTTAACTGCAGGCGAAGAATATGAGGATGATGAGGAAATACTAACAGCACACTATATTCAAGTTGATTTATGGTCAAAGGTAGATTATACAGCTTTAGTCAAGGAAGTAAAAAGACTATTAATAAATGTGGGATTTAAAAGAATAAATGAAGTAGACCTTTATGAGGATGATACAAAAATCTATCATAAAGGTCTTAAATTTTACTATTTAGAAGAAAAGGAGTGAGATACAAATGTCTAGACAGATCGGGTTAAGAGATATACATATTGCAGTTTTAACAAGTGATAACGCTACTGGAACTGTATATGAGACACCAATAAAGCTTGAAAGAGCAATAAGTGCAAAGCTTTCACCAAAATCAAATTCAGATAATATATATTCAGATGATGCTGTTGAAGATATCATAACTGCTTTTGAAGGTATAGATGTTGAAATTGAAGTGAATCAGCTTTCACTTACAAGTAGAGCCAAGCTTCAAGGAGCAAAAATAGTGAAGGGTGTTCTCATTGAAAATAAGGAGGATATCCCACCAACAATAGCATTAGCTTTTAGATCTAAAAAGAACACTGGAAAGTATAGATATGTGTGGCTCTTGAAGGGGAAGTTTGAATTAGCTACTGATGAATATGATACAGAAGCAGAAAAGCCAAAAGCACAAAGTGCAAAGCTTAAGGGGAAATTTTATCCAAGAGAGTCTGATGGTAACTATAGATTTATTTGTGATGAAGATGCTCAAGGTGTGGATTCAACAATTATTAGTTCATGGTTTACTGAGGTACCAGATGAATCGATTGTCACATAATTTATCTTAATAGTTTAGTCCATGTAAAAGTTTCTAATATTATATAGTGTATGAATTAATTTTTGGATGGATAAAGTATCAACGTTGAAATTTTGGTTTATGCTCAGAATTATGGTATAATTTGTTTAATTAGAGAAAATAAAGGGTTAAGGAGGAATTTACAATGGCTTCTGTGACGCAAAGAATAAAACAAATAAAACAACCTACTGGAGGGTATATAAAACCGAAAGAGTTCACTGTTGTAAACTTGAATGATGGTATTGACTTGAAATGTGATGAAAATATCCATAGCAGTTTAGTAGGATTGGCAGTAGATTATATGACTAGATATGTGATAGGAACTCCAAAGGAGTATGCATTTAAAATTTCACTTTTAGGAGCATCTTCAATTAATGAAGATGGTTATGCTCAAAAATTGTTAAAAGGTATATCAGGTTTAGATGATAAATCTATATCCAATGCATGTAAGTTAGTAGGATATGATGTTTGCTTTAGAGCTGGATTGAGTGGATATAAACCTGTTCAAGATATTGAGCCTAATATTGATACTATTTCTAATATCAGAACGATGGTGAATAGGAGTGTAAATTTCCTAAATGAATATGGTCCTATGGTTAAAGATGGTTTCACATTTGAAGGCGGTTATACAAACATAGTTTCAACAGGTGATGGTGATTTTCTTACTAAAAATACTTTATGGGATTTTAAAGTTTCAAAAAAGGCACCTACTAACGCTCATACGTTGCAATTACTAATGTATTATTTAATGGGAATTCACTCAATACATGAAGAGTTCAAGTCAATTATAAATTTAGGAATATTCAATCCAAGATTAAATAATGTATATTTATTAGAAATAAGTAAAATTCCACAGAACATTATTGAACAAGTGTCATCAGAAGTTATTGGATATTGAAATATAAAAGTTTAAAAGTTAAGGAAAATAAAAGTGAACAAACTGAAGTATAACTTTTTTATATCGTAAGCTAACAGGGAAACAAATCCCTGTTTTTTCATGCTTAAAAATAGAGAGGAGGAGATTTAATTGAAAGCATCAGAACTAAAAAACAAAGGAATAAAGTTCAAACTTAACAACAAAGAGTATGAACTGAAATTTGATATGAACACTTTCTGCGAATTAGAAGAAGTCTATGGAGACATAGATCAAGCCTTTGAAGATTTGCAGAACAGAAAGATTAAAGCTATAAGAGCACTTATTTATTCAGCCATTAAAGCTGAAGATGAAAGTGTTACTTTAAAAGAGGTAGGCAAAATGCTTACATTAAGTGATATGGAGAGATTAGGCTCAGCTATTAATGAAGCATTGATAATAGCTATGCCAGAGGTAACTGAAAATATGGGGGAATAGAAAGCCAAACTGATTCCGAAGGCTGGGATTGGGGTTGGCTTTTTTATTTGGGAACAAATCTTTTACAAATGACTGAGGAACAGTTTTGGAGGAGTACACCGAAAAAGCTACAGGCACTTTTTACAGTATACAAAAGAGTAAATGGAATTGATGAAGAAGATCGGCTTGACTATATAGACAACATCATTTTCTAGGGGGTGAGGTTATTGGCGGCAAATGCCAGCACTGTCGTAGCAAGGATAGGTCTTGATGACAGTGGCTTTCAGCAGGGTGTCTCAAAGATTCAAAGAAGCTTAAAGCTTGTGCAGAGTGAATTTGCTGTGGCAAGCTCAAGAATTGGTGACTTTGGAAAGTCAACAGATGGGTTAAGGCTCAAAGCTGACACCTTGAACAGACAGATGGAACTTCAAAAAGATAAGGTTGAAGCATTAACTAGAAGCTATCAAGAAAGTGTTGAGAGAAAAGGTGCTGATGCCAAAGCTACAGAAAACCTAAAGATTAAGTTAAATTATGCAACGGCAGAGCTTAACAATATGCAAAGAGAGCTTAAGGAAACTACCACTGAATTAAATACAAAGAGCTCTGCTTGGTATAAGCTTTCACAATCAATGGATAAAGCAGGAGAAAGGATGAAGGCAGTAGGAGAGAAAATGTCATCTGTTGGAACAAAGCTTTCCACTGCTGTTACATTACCTCTTTTAGGAGTTGGAGTTGCAACTACAAAAATGGCTATGGATGCTGTAGAATCAGAGAATCTCTTTGAGGTTGCAATGGGTTCAATGGCTGGTGATGCAAGACAATGGTCAGAGGAAACCTCTAAAGCTCTTGGCCTTAATGCCTATAATGTGAGAAAGAATATAGCAACCTATAACTCGATGCTTACTTCTATGGGACTTGCAAATGATGAGTCTTTAAAGATGTCTGAAGGCTTAACACAGCTTTCCTATGATATGGCTTCCTTTTATAATTTGAAGCCAGAGGAAGCCTTTGAAAAGCTCAAATCTGGTATAAGTGGTGAAGCGGAACCTCTTAAGGCTCTAGGGATTTTAGTTAATGATACAACCATTAAAACCTATGCGTATACAAATGGAATAGCAAAGCAAGGAGCAGAATTAACAGAGGCTCAAAAGATACAAGCAAGGTACGGAGCAATTATGCAAGCAACAAAGAATGCTCAAGGTGATCTTGGTAGAACTATGGACAGCCCAACAAACAAGCTAAGAATAATGAAGGAACAAGCACAGCAGATTGGTATTCAGTTTGGACAGATTTTGATTCCAGTACTTGAAAAGCTTATGAATGTCATAAAGCCTTTAATGGATAAATTTCAAGGCTTATCGAAGGAACAACAAGAAACTATAGTGAAAATAGGGTTAGTTACGGCTGCAATTGGTCCTATTATTTTGATTGTTGGTAAAGTCATTACTATTGTAGGAACATTATCGTCAGCAATAGGTACTGTTTCAGGAGCAATCGCGGCAGCTGGTGGAGCATCAACAGTATTAGGTACAGTTTTCACAGCAATTACTGGTCCCATTGGTATTGTAATTGCAGCTGTTGTAGGGCTTATAGCTATTTTTGTAGCTTTATATAAGAACAATGAGGACTTTAGAAACTCAGTAAATACAATATGGAATGGGATAAAGAATTTAATAAGTGGTGTCATTGAAGGGTTAGTTACTTTGTTTAAAGGCTTTATAGCTTTAGCTGGTGAGCTATGGAGTAAATATGGTGATGATATAGTGAACATAGTTTCTACAGCGTTCAAGGTTATATCCTCAGTTGTTGATACAGTTTTAAAGGCAGTTCAGAATGTTATTTCCATTGTAACTAGTGCAATAAAGGGTGATTGGGAAGGTGTTTGGAATGGAATTAAGAAATTCACCGAGGATTTATGGAACGGAATCAAAAATATAATAAAATCAGTTATAGATTTAGTAAAGGGGATAGTTAAAACAGAATTTGAGTTTATAAAAGAGATAATCACTGGCATTTGGGATGGAATAAGAGGAGTGACCTCTGCTATTTGGAATGATATAAAAGCTGCAATTGTAAATCCTATTACTTCAGCTAAGAACACTGTAGCTAATGTCATTGATTCAATAAGAGGCTTTTTCAGTAATCTTCGCCTACCAGAGATAGGTTTTCCAAGAATTAAGCTTCCACATTTCAGTATTGAAGGTGAATTTAGTCTTGCACCTCCAAGTGTGCCTTATCTTGATGTAAGTTGGTATGCAAAGGGCGGAATTTTTAACGGTCCAAGTGTTATCGGTGTTGGTGAAGCTGGAACAGAAGCAGTCCTTCCAATAGATAGACTTGATGATCTTATGGCAAAAGCTCTAAGTAAGGCAGGAACTACTACAACAGAATCACAAACAGTAATAATCCCTATAAATCTAGAGGGTAGAGAAATAGCAAGGATAACATACCCTCATATAAGCAATATCATGGGAAGAGCTGTGTCTCGGAAGTAGGTGAAGGATGCTTATTAATAATGTAGATATAGCTAATTACGGAGCTAAGCTTCTTAAGAAATCTATAGATATTCCAGAGTTAAAGTCTAGTGTTGAATACTTAAGAAGTGGTAATAAACCAATAAAGTTGTTTCAGAAATTTCAAGCGAAGAAAATCACCATTGAAGTATATATCACTGGTTCTAATATTCAAAATGTTATGGAGAAGATGAGTAGTTTAAGTAGGCAACTTATGGAGTGTACAATTAAGTTTAAGGATATGGATTTTTACTATGATGCGATATTAACCAATGCAAAATATGAGAAGAGTGTTAGAAAAGATAAAGTAAGAGTTATATATGAATTCATATCAGGCTATGGTTATAAACCAATGATAACTGTTACAGCCAATAGAATATATTCTAAAACTGTAGTTGTTGATGGCAACATAGAAACACCAGCCATTATTGAAATAACTCCAAGTGCAAATATAATTGATATGACTATTACAGGCTTCGGTTCTATTTTTACTATGAAAAATCTAACAGCAGGACAAAAGATAATAATTGATGGTGAAGATAGGATTGTAACACAGAATGGAATAAACAAATTTGCTGACTTTGAGGCTTTTGAATTTCCAAAGCTACAGACAGGTTCTAATACCTTAGCTTTTAGTAAGAATACTTGTGATATAACAATAAAATATAAACCAAAATCGATATAGGGTTTAAAGGCTCTTTTATTATGCTGAAAAACAGAAAGGATGAAGACTAATGAATATAAATGAGAATGTTAATTTTAATGCACATATAATAGGAAGGGATTCCAACAATATTGATACAATTGCCATGTATTTAGCAGCAACAATTGATACAGCAAATATGAATATAAGCATTACTTGTAACACTGTTAATAAGGCTATTGTAATTTCTGATGCTGATAATGTAAAAGCACAGTATGAAGAATTTGAAGCTTTGGTAAAGGAAAGAGCAAAGGAATTAGGCTATGTAATATTCTAATTGGAGGAGAAGATAATGAGTAAGGATAATAAAAGCATAGAACAACAGCAAGAGAAAGAAATTAATCCAACAGTTGATAAGGATAATTATTTAGTACAAGTTATTGTTGATGGAAAGGTGATTAAAGAGGTTATTGCTTTAAATAGTACAATAAATATTGTTCATGTAGGAAATCAATCATTAGCAGCAGATGTTAAATAGGAAGTGATTCAATGCTTCAATTATATGATATCAATCATAATAAAATTTGTGGATTAACAAATTATAAGGATTTAAAGATTGAGAGGGAGTTATCTGGCGATGAAAACCTCTCTTTTTCATATCCTCACAATGATGATAAATATACCTTTATAAAAGAAGAATGCTATCTAAGAACAGCACAAAATGAATATGTGATAAAAGAAATTAATGTTAATGATGATTGGACAGAGGTTGTTGCCAAGGTTAATGTTGAAGCTTTGAAAGGCACACCCTTTGGGCATTTTCAAGTAAATGAATTAACATTACCTTCGGCAACAATCGATTCAATAAAGAAAGCGTGTGCTAATACAATAAATTTAGCTTTAGCAGGAACAGGGTGGACTATAGGTAGTTGCAATATTGAGAAATCAAGAACAGTAAAGAAAGGTAATTGCTCAAGCTATGAGATTCTTCAAGAAATAAGAAAGGTTTATCTATGTGATTTTAAGTTTGATGCAATCAATAAGAAGGTTTATATTTATCAATCAATGGGACTTGATAGAGGAAGCTATTTCTCAGAAGAACTAAATCTAAAGAAGATTGAAATACAAAGTAATTCCTATGATTATTGTACAAGGATAATACCTCTTGGTAAGGATGGACTTAAAATTACTGATATTAATAATGGTAAGGATTATGTAGAGAGCTATCAATATTCAAATAAAGTAATCTCGATTTATTGGGAAGATAACAGGTATGAGTCAAAGGAAAGCTTAAAGGAAGATGCTATTGCAAAACTTAAGGAACTATCAAAACCAGTAAAGGCATACAGTGTTGAGATTATTGATTTAGCTAGTATAAGTGATAAATATAAAAACATTTTAGATTATGATCTTGGAGATGTTATTACTCTTATTTCAAAGGATAAAAAGCTTAGAGATAAACAGAGGATTATTAAGCTTATTGAATATCCAGATGAACCCGAAAGAAACTCTTGTGAAATTGCAAATAGAACCTTAAGGTTTGAGGATATTCAAGCTAATACCTTAAGAGCCACTGAAGTAATCAGTTCAGTTACTACCTCTGATGGAATGCTTGAAGGCAGTAAGGTGAATTCAATTGATTGGGTGCAGCTAAAGAATGTTAACATTATGGTTGCTGATATTCAAGATTTAAATGCTGTAACTGCTAGAATTGGAACACTAGAAACAACAACAGCTACAATAACTCAGCTTAATGCAGTTAATTCAAAGATAGATAATTTAGTTGTGACCACAGCACAAATTTCAGATGCTTCAATTACAAACGCAAAAATACTAAATGCAGCTATTGATACTGCAAAAATTAGAGCAGGAGCTATAACAAGAGCATTAATTGCTGATGGAGCAATTGGAACAGCTCAAATTGCTGAAGCTAGTATTGGAACCTCTCATATAAGTAGCTTAACAGCAGATGTTTTTAATAGTGGTACTATAGATACCTCAAAAGTAACCATAGCTGGAGCCAATAGTAGGTTATTAATTAGAGGTAATAGACTACAAGTGTTTGCAGTAAAAAGTGATAACTCACTTTATGAAAGAGTTACTCTTGGTGATGTTAATGGTGATGGTTTAGTGTTTGGTTTTAGAGTAAGAAGTGCTGATGGAGAAACTGTCCTGTTAGATGAAAATGGAGTAACTAGAGAAGGAATTACTGATGGCTCAATATCAAATGAAAAGATAGCAGGAGATGCTAATATTTCAGGAACAAAGCTTGATATTAATTCAGTAGTAACAACAATAAATAGCATAGCTACTACAACTATCCAAAGCTCAAAGGTATTCTTAAATAACTCAACCCTAGATGTTCAATTTTCTAATTTAAAAACAACAGTAACTGAACAGGGACAGACTATAAGTACTCAAGGAGCTCAAATTGTAGCTTTAAATAATAGTGTAGTTTTAAAGGTAGATTCACAAGCATTTAGTAGTTATAAAGTAATAAACGACAGTAATATAACTACCATAAATTCAAGACTTTCAACAGCAGAATCATCCTTATCAATACTGCAAAACCAAATAACTCTAAAGGTTAGTTCAACTGATATAGAGATAATAAAAAATAGTATCATCAAGGTTAGATACATCAGAGATTGGATAAATGGTAGTAGTGCTAGTATAGGGAACCATTGGGTTGAAATTAAAGCCATGAGGGGAACTACTAATGTAGCTAAAAACAAAACTGTTACTGGAAGTTCGCCAGAAAACACTTCTTGCCCATACTCTCGTGTAACAGATGATAATACTTTAACTACATCCTATGCTAATCCAAATTTAAATGGAGGAAATCAATATGTTCAAATAGATTTAGGAGCTGTATATGATGATATAGATTATCTTCATATATGGCATTATTATGGTGATTCTAGAATTTATCATAATAATAAAACAGAAGTAAGTTCTGACGGAACTAATTGGATTACTTTATTTGATAGCAGTAAAAGCAGTGAATACGCAGAAACTTCAGCAGGTCATGTAGTTAATGTTAATATGGGTAGAATAGTAAATAGAATTAATGTTGCTGAAAGTACAATAAAACAAAATTCTCAAGATATATTACTAAAGGTTGATGTGAATGGAGTTATGTCAGCAATTAATCAAAGTGCAGAAGCAATAAAGATACAAGCAAGTAAAATTGATTTGACAGGTTATGCTACTTTTACAAGCTTATCTACGCCAGGTCAAACAACTATAAATGCTGGAAATATTACAACTGGAACAATGAACGCTAGTAGAATTTCTGGTGGAACAATTACAGGTGCTCTACTTAAAACATCTAATACAACAGACTATTTAAGCATTGAGAACCAAAATATATTAGTTTATAGAAACTCATCAGCTCGAATAAAGTTAGGTTTTGATATGCTTTATAATTCAGGGTTAGAGCTTGGTCCAACAGATATTGCTACCACACCTTATTTGGATTTTCATAGTAGTGGTACACCAAGTGATTACGACTGCAGAATAATATCATCAGGAGGAAGTTCAACTTTAGGTCAAGGTGTATTGGATATAACAGCAGCAGCCGTAAAACTTAATAGACAGGTTATGTTGTACTCTTCTGATAACACTATGACATCCATGAGATGTATAAATCCTGCAGTTCAAAGATATATTGAGGTTTCAACAATATTTGGAGCAAAAGGACTTACTTATTGGGATTCAGATAAGCGCTATAAAATGAACATTGAAGAAACTGATAAAACAGCTCTCGATAAAATTATGAAGATCAAGCATTATGACTTTGATTACAAAGCTGGCTTAAAGCATTTTGATGTGGGATATATTTCTCAACAGCTTATGGAGATTAATCCTCAATGGGTAATAACTGTACCACAAGAAGCTGCTAATGGAGAGGTTTCAGATTTTTATATTCCTAATCAAACAACAATAATTCCTTACCTTAGTAAGGCAATCCAAGAGTTAAAGCAGTTAATAGACAATCAAAATAGAGAAATTAAAACATTAAAGAAACAGTTGAAATAACAATGAAAGAGGTGAGGAATCAGTGTTTATAATGACATAAGTTTAAGTACAAAACTTTATAACACATAAGATGAGGAGGCCAAGAAATGAAGAATGTAATAAACATTTCTCAAGCAGTATTTGCTACTATAGGTGGTTATATTGGTTGGTTTTTGGGAGGAGTTGATGGCTTTATGTATGCGCTGATTACCTTTGTTGCAATTGATTATATTACAGGCCTCATGGTAGCAGTGCTAGAGAAAAAGCTATCTAGTGAGATTGGATTTAGAGGAATATTTAAAAAGGTTTTAATATTTCTAATGGTGGGTATAGGAAATATAATAGATGTTCATCTGATTAAGAGCGGTAGTGCTATTCGCACTGCTGTTCTTTTTTTCTATGTCTCCAATGAAGGGATAAGCATTATAGAAAACACAGCAAAGATAGGATTACCAATACCACAAAAACTTAAAGATATTTTAGAACAGCTAAACAAGGAGGAGAAAAATAATGGCTAGATTATGTTTTGATTATGGACACGGTGGAGAAGATAGTGGTGCTTGCTACAATGGGAGAAAGGAATCTAACGATGTATTAAGTTTAGGTATGGCAGTAGCTTCAGAAGTTAGAAGGCATGGAGTTGTTGTAGATGAAACAAGAACTTCTGATGCAACAGTAAGTTTAAATGATAGGAGTAACTTTGAAAATAGAAATAACTATGACTATTTTATATCCTTTCATAGAAATGCTTTCATGCCAGAACAAGCTAAGGGAGTTGAAACCTACACTTATATAAATACTGATGAAAAGTCTAAGAACTTAGCTAGAAGCATACAAGCTTCACTAGGAGCAATAGGCTTTTACAACAGAGGTGTTAAGGAAGAAGATTTTCATGTGCTTAGAGAAACTAGGGCATCAGCAGTATTAGTTGAGGTAGGGTTCATCGATAACTCTAATGACAATAGTATTTTTGATTCTAGAAGAAACGATATTATTAAAGCCTTAGCAAAAGCAATACTATCTCAGTTAGGAATTAATTATATAGAGCCTGTAGTACCAACACCTCCAGCTTCATTAGCACAAACAAATGGACAAACTCTTTATAGAGTTATGGTTGGTTCATATTCAGTAAAAGAAAATGCAGATAGTCAACTTCAAAGATTAAAAGCAGCAGGCTTTGATGCAACAATTATGATATTTAATAAGTAGAAATATTTTTAAAAGAGCCTATTCTATATTCAATATATATAATATAGAAAGTAAACAATTTTTATTTATGTACAGATGAGTTATAGAGTGGCTCTTTTTTTCTTTTATGGAGGGAGAGCAATGACAAGTAATCAGAAGGAAGAAATAAAAAAGATGCGGCAGGATGGAAATAGCTATTCTAAAATTGCAATTATACTTGGCATATCTGAAAATACAATAAAATCATACTGTAGACGTAATAATTTAGGCATAAATAAAGTTGCCAAACCAGATAAGGAAGAAGACCTTTATACAGTATGTAAGAATTGTGGCAAGCCATTAGAACAAGGAACGAAAGGTCATCGTAAGAAGTTCTGTTCAGATATTTGTCGTAGGTCATGGTGGAGAGATAATGAAGTCCTATATAATAAGAAGGCTTTTTATAAAATAAAGTGTTTAGGCTGTGGAAAGGAATTTGAAAGCTATGGTAATAAGGAACGTAAATTTTGTGGTCATAGCTGCTATATAAATTATCGGTTTGAGAAAGCGGAGGTTCGAAATGACTAAGGAGCAATTTGAATGTGAAAAAAATTATAGGGTTTCTATCGCTATTGCTAAAGTTATGCTTTCTAGAAAATTAATAAATGAAAAGGACTATAGCAAAATTGACACTATGCTGATAAAGAAATATAAGCCTATTGTCGGTGGATTATAGCTCTTATTAACTTGCTATGTATCAACATTAGAGTTAACATTGGTAGCTGAAGGGAGTGATATCATGACAAGAAACATAAGAAAAATAGAGCCTTTAATACAAAAGATGCCTAGAAAGAAACGTGTAGCTGCTTATGCAAGAGTATCAAGTGGGAAGGATGCAATGCTCCATTCACTTTCAGCACAGGTCAGCTATTATAGTGATTTAATACAAAAGCAAGTTGGATGGGAATATGCAGGAGTTTTTGCAGATGAAGCACTTACTGGAACAAAGGAGATTAGACCAGAATTTCAAAGACTCTTAAATGAATGTAGAAGTGGTAATATTGATATGGTAATTACAAAGTCCATATCTAGATTGGCAAGGAATACTGTTACAATGCTTGAAACAGTAAGAGAACTAAAAAGCTTAAATATTGATGTGTATTTTGAAAAAGAAAATATTCACAGTCTTAGCGGGGATGGAGAGCTGATGCTTACTATCCTCGCTTCTTTTGCGCAAGAAGAAAGTCGGTCAGTTAGTGAAAACTGTAAGTGGCGAATAAGAAAAGGCTTTGAAGCTGGTGAA